ACAATTTTAAAAGAACGCCCGCCTTACCTTGAAGCCTCCAACACAATGCCTGCGCGCACTCTTATCATTGTTCTTACTACTTACGACGAATTCGGAACTATCTCTTTGACAACTCCGAACAAAGGGACCTCAGTCGAATGTTTTTCCGACGCCATACCTGTCATCAACATCACTACCGGGGATGGAACTGAACGGCCAAGAATCACTGACGTCGAACGTATGCGAGATGTTCTGGAAGTTATACGTGGAACGAAAAATTCATATGCATGGCGTGAAGTTCGTAAGTCGTTGCTTGACCAATACGCATCTTCTATTGACGAATTCGCTCGCAGTCTACACCGTCTCATGCCCGTTGTCAAGGAAAACAAGCTCGATGAGGTTCTGAACGCCTGTGGCCAACAACAAGGCATGTTCTCCATGATTAATAAGCGACTGGATCATGTTAATCAGCAGCTTGCCCAGATTCACGCTTCATCTGAAGACACTCGCCGCGTGACCTACGATACCCAGGCTATCACTCAGCAGATCAACACCGCGCTCACTCGTGTTGCCAAAGTTGACGATATTTCCACTCTCATGCGTGATATTGGCGGAATTCTCCATCAGCAATCCATCTCGACCAACCTCGCCTCTTTTCCCTTCTCCACTCTCACTTACAACCATGGCGTCGCTGCACCGAAAGATGGTATACAGCTCAGCATGCAACACGACTTCGATGCCCTCCCCTTCGGTCTCGCCTATGAGTTGTACACCGATACACCAAAGACCGGCCACATTTTCAAGATCATGGGACCACGTGGACCAACTCCAAACGCAACCGTCGGGATCGTGTACTCTGCTTACATCACCCAGCACTATGAAGTTCTGTTCCCTGATCTTCAGCTCGAGGCATTTAGGTTCGATCATTCACCATCTGGCCGTCACTTGTTTTTTATCCGATGGTTCAACCCTGCACATGGCACGCAGTACGTGGTAGAGGTTGTAGAAGGACAGTCCGATCATGGTGTTTATTGGTATGGTATTCGCGGAACAGCCAATGGCGTACGCCATTTCCTTGACATTGACGCTGTCACTGGTGTGGGAATGTGGGTAGTTGGATGGGCTGATGAAGGCGATCACCAAGTTTATCCTTCTGGTTTCGAACGTGTCGCTTGCTCCAACCAGCTTCGCACCGTCCCACCCCGAGGCAACTGGCACGGAAAGAAGGCTCTCTCGATGCACGAACGGATGAACTGGATCATGAATGTTTTCGTCCTCACGCCCGTCCCCCCCGTTTACATCCCTGTTTCTGTCATGTCCGCAGTTACATCGGTCGGTAGGATTAATAGCGGTGAAATTCGATGGTCCTTTGAATCGTTCGCGAATACATCTCCTGACTCTCCCTCTCCCATTCGCAACAACATGGAACTACTGCTGCAAGGTTTAGGCGTGCCCGACGTGTTGGATGGACTGATGCGCTTGGGTCAGTACTGCGGTCGCTACGCTCGGGAGCATATGTACATGCCAACGTACAATGATCTTCTTGGTGAGTTTTCTGACGATCAGGATGTCATGCAGCTCGTCGACCTGAAGGCGTACGCGTGCAACGGAGTGTCGAAATCGGAACACGCGCGTATGGGGTACCTCGCCAACTACTACCACTACACCCGCGCGAGTACATCCACTATCATGGCTGGTTCTTTTGGTCGTGACTTTTCTGGCTTCTTTTGCCCAGCTTGTGGTTGTGTGTACAGGAACAAGTGCATGGAACAATTGTGTAACGCCATCGATAGGATCGTCTCCCTCAACTTCGAATACGACGACGGCATTTACCCAACCGTCCTCGGTAGCGTTACGCAAGGATACGTTGGAGGAGTCGACGATGCGGATCGCCCCAGCACGCAGCCTATACGTCGTGGCAATTTGATCCGTTGCCCCGAGGGTGTGTTTGTCAACCAACCAAGGAAACTGGTTATGGCGATGATTGGTGGAATGAGGATCGCTTGAGTGGTGTAAAGGATGCATTAACTCTGTGGGAGTTTGCGGGATTGGACGAGGTGGACATAAGACGTGGTGGGCCGTCCTGGAAACGGGTTAATGCAGAC